CAGACAATGACGATGTCCGAGGCGGAGGAAAAGACTAGACTATACCAGATTGCTAAAGAGTGGGATTCTCCTAACTCCGCGCTAACCGAGTTCGACTTTAGCACATGGAATAATTTGTGGAACCAGCGCAACACGGGACGAATTGCTGCCGATCTGAATGATATCTACGGTATGCCCGGCGCTTGGAGTCAAATACACTGGTTCTTCGAGCATTCGACTATTGTCGTAACGGACAAAAATTATCTCCCTCCTGGTGCTGACCCGCGAGTTCCAATCACTCAATGGCCTACGAGCGATGTGTTATGGCGGGGCACACATATCGGCGGGCTGGAAGGCATCCAACAGTTCTTCTGGACAATTTGTACGGTGGTTCTCATGACTTGGAGTTTATCTGATCAGGACGCTTCTTTCCTGATGGCTGGGCAGGGAGATAATCAGATCTTCCATCTGCGATTCGATCTCAAGGAGAGATCACTTGCCGTTGCACTTTCTGACTTGCTCGCCGTCGTCGAGATCCGCGCCTACACGATGAATCACGACATTAAGCCAGAAGAGTGTATCGACTCGCGATCCGTAATCACGTACTCGAAAGAGCTTTACGTACGCGGCGTGCACGTGATGTACACACTCAAATTCGCGAGTCGTTCCTTTAACCGGGAGGATCGGACGGCGCCCTCGCTAACGCGTGAGATTAGCGGGGTCTCTTCCTGCGCGCTGATGGTCGCCGACGCTCTCCGAGAGCCGATACGTGCGGTCCAGTGGAAGAACATTTTACTGCGACTCTTGCTCCGTGAGCGCCTCCAATCTCATGTGCATGCGCTCGAACGACCACATCTACGCCGAATCATGAGTAGTCGCTCCTTGTACACCTTCCTGTCGTTGATTCCCAGTAGCCTCAGTGGATTGCCCACACTTCCGTGGACGCGGTTCTTTATGAAAGGGGAGACGGACCCTCTAAGTTGGGACCTCGGCGCTCTATGGTGGGTCAACCAACAATGTCCCGTCATTGGGCGCTTCTTACGCGTCATGCTCGCAGGTCGATTCACACCTGAACATCCAGATCCTACCAAATTACTTACGGATCCGTACAGCCTTCC